TTTTCTTGCTGTGATAGTTCTTTGTGTTGACTACATACATATTCGACATATTGTTGAAGTTTATCAATAATAGCATCATCTAGTTCTGTCATATTTATAAAAACTCCATTTTGATTTTCGTTTAACTGTATTCTGTTTTGTTTAAACAATCTTAACACTTCAACGTGGTTGACTTTCGGCATTTGTTCAATATCTTTTTTTAATTTTTCAATTTCATCTAAAGATTTTTTATTTTTTTGAACTTCGCAATTCATAAATACAGTAATAAAAAATATATATTTAATTTACTTTAATATATATTTTATTCTTGAATTTTTTTTGGTTTTACAACAAGCTTCTTAACCTTTTTCTTGGGTTTTGGTGATCCTGTACGAGCTTTGGGCTTATTATAGATTTTTTCAGTTCTATTCTTAGGTTTATCACTTTCAATCTCAACAAGTTCGCCAATAATTGAAATTGATGCATCATTAAGTTCATAGCGCTGTCCAATAACACGAATGCGAATAGAATCTTCTTCTTTAACCTTTGCAAAAGTCTTGTCTTTGAAATGATGATCGCGCGAAATAAAGATTACCACTGGCGATTTTGAATCTCCTGTTTCAACTTCAGCTTTAATACCAGCCTTTGTGATATTTCTTGCGATACAAGAAATAAGCATACCCTCAACTGGACAGCAAATAAGACACTCAAATACAACCTCAAATACAATTGAATCTGCCTGCAATTGGCCACTTGAGTAAGTCAATATTTTACTAGAGTTTGGTTTAATAAAACCTTCCTGTACACATTTTCCTTCATAATTTGTTCTAATTATCTTTTCTAATACTTGAATAACATTATCTCCAACATTCTTCATAGGAATCGCTACACGACGAGTAAGCATTGATGGAAAATAAATACCAATCATACTTGCTTTCTTTTGATCTTTTTCTTTTTTCATCGCTGACTTATCTTTTGGAACTTTCAAAACTAGTGACATTATTTATATAATTAACATATTTTTATTTAGTTTCAATTTTAAATTATTTTTTCGAAGAACTTAATTCTTTTGAGATTGCATATATTTCTGGCGAAAAGAACCATCGTTTACCATCACGTTTTATGTTATCATAGTGTCTTAATCTAAATTCTTGTTCCGAGCACAACTGCGTTGTATTAATTTTTTTCATTACAGGATCATTAACTATTTCTGGTTCTTTTTCAATTAATGATAATATTTTGAGTATTTGCTGCTTACCTGCTTGATCACACCTAGAGCCACTATTTCTTTTACCTTCAATATCTTTTGTTTTAAATATGGTATAACTTTTCTTAAATAACCCAATAAAACCGATAATATTATTGCTTTCATTTGCTTTAACAATTAATTTCACTAGTTTATCTTGGATTTCACTAATTTCACTAGGAAGTGCTTTAACAAATTCTTTGTCTTTTTTGTTGTACTTGAATAATGTCGTGGTTACATCATCAGTCAACAATAATGTGTATACATCATCTCCATTAAGTATAGACTGTTGATCTAAGTATAACTTAATCATTTTTTCAATACTATCTAGTTTGCTGTTTGAATAAATATAATTGTATAACATCTTCTTATCGCTCATTATTAAACTATCTATTAAATGACCAATAGCATACTCTTTAATTTTCTCTATATCAATTCCCATATCCAATAATCTATGCGTTGTTCTTGAGCAAAACGCATACCAATCTTTTTGGCCTCTTAAAGGGTCTTTTCCTTCAGGAGGTTTTGACGGCGTTGTCATAGTGACAAATTTTTCTTTAATGTCTTTTAATATCGTATCAATGGCACCAATATCTTCTTTAATGACAACCTTTTCTTTTTTAGTTTTACTTTCGTCTTTTTCATCTTTTTCACTAATACCATCTTTATCAAATATAATAGTGTCGTTTATTTTTTTTGGAACTTCCACAAGAATATTTTCACGTTTGTAATCGATTGGAATACGACGCTCTTCGTGAGAAATTGTTTTACTATTAATTTCTTCTGGCTGAAACATGTAGTATTCTCCAATGTTTACAAGATGTCCATTGCGACCAACTGCGTCTACAAGAAACAAATTTTTATCATTTATAAATTGTTCTAGAGCATAATTGATTTGACTTAGTGGATATGTCCTCATTTTATTTATCTCATTTATAAGATCAATCTTTTCATAGGCATAACGATGGTAAAAGGCTTCTCTAATTCGTTGATGTATTTTATCAAGATACATTACAATGAATGGCTCGGAATAGGTGTCATCAAAAACAGGCATATCTTCTAATTCTTCCATATCTTCAGTTTTAACAAGTGTGTTACAATCATATTCGCATTTTTCCATATAATCACAAGATGCCGAAAAGGGTTTATCACCCACTCTATATTTAATTTTATCACCAGTCGAAAGGGTTAAATCTACTTCCTGATCTAAACTCTCTTCAGTAAAATTATTTTGTTCACTATTCAATAAACAGTCAACCGAAACTTCCTTTAAAATTCTACTAATTACGCCAATGCTTATCGCTTTTCTCTCCGCTAATCGATAAACATAAAGATCTAAGGACTCTTCTTCTTTATTATCAAGCAAAGTGCCGTGCAAAAACAATTGGACATTTCTTTCAATGAAGGGCAATAGAATATGACTGTAAGTTCTTACAGCTCTACCTATGATTTGTTCAATTCTCATTAAATTATACCACGGTTCCATAATATGCACTTGACGTATATTTTTGAAATCAATACCTTCCGATGCAGCCTTTGAAATAATAACCACTTTAATTTTTTCACCATACTTGTTATTATCATTCGTTAGTGCTTTGATTTCTTCTTGATTATTCGGTGATATTGATGTATCGCCAGTAATCATTGCGTAACGCTTACCTTTCATAGAATCTAAACCTTTGGGAGCTTTTTTGAAGAACGAACGAGAATTATCTCCAGCACGTTTAAAACCCATTTCTTCAAGCGCCAAAGCCATTGGGACACAACCACCATCAATATATTGCGAATAAATAAGTATTATGCCCTTTGTTTTTAAAACCATATCACATATTTGTTTTATCTTTGAACTATATTTTCCAATCTCTTCTGGTGCAAAAATATTGCCATATTTCTTTTGAATTGATTTATTGTATGAAAACCCCTGTCTAGTTGTTTTTTTATAATCCATACATCGAGACAAGCCTTCTTTTCCAATTAAAGAACGGTTGTTTTCCAATTTCTCTCCTTCTTTTAATTTATCTAGTTCCTTTGAAGGAAAAACAATGTTAAGAGATTGGATTGGTGGTTCTAATGTTGTATAACCCAAACCAACTTCTAGTTGGCGATCATCTGGAATTTTTTGATCGATCTGTTCTACTAAATAATTATATCCCTTTTGTTGATAATCTCCAATATCATTAACAAACAAGTCCAAGGTTTGGATTGGATTTTTGATTTCGGTTTTTGTTGCTTGGCGAGTAGGATATTCTTTATTTTTTAATGAAAATTCAGGCGAAAACATTGATGGAAAAATACGATATGGAAATGTATATGGATTATCTCCTCTCACATATGAGATATATCCTCTTGCTTTTTTCATTAATAATTCTTTTCCAACAATCTCTCCACTTTTGCTTGTTCTAAACTTTCCAGTTTCAGTAAAAACGTCCTTAATATTAATTGTTGAGCGACCGTCATTCGCATTCATTAAATTTATTAGCCAAACGATCTCTTTATGGGTATTAAACATTGGTGTTGCCGACAATAAAAGTAATTTAACATTTTCTGCAATATCAACTAATTTCATTAAGTTTGCGGAAACTCTTTTTAATGCAGCATCATTTGATATTCTAATATTTTGCACTTCGTCAATAACAATTAAACGATCAGAAAATTCGGCTTTTATTGCAATTCGTTCCTTTCGTTCTCGACCAACTGGATCTTTTATAGATGAATATTTTGAAATTATTCGGGTAATGTAGTTTGCAAATTCGGTATAACCAAGAAATAAATAGGACTGATTAATAATTCGATTAATTTGGTTAATCACTCTATCGCGTCCTAAACCTTTCATCGACATTGGATTGATTTCTTTTATAAATTTATTTCCTGTGCAACCGCGAATATTCCATAAGTTGTTTATCTTCTTTAATTTTCTTTCATCAAAAAGTTGTAACCTAAAGTTTTCTTGAACATTTGGAGATGCAACAACAAGAATTCGTTTTGGATTAATAGTTTGCTTTAAATAATTACGCATTTCTTCGCATATAGAAATTGCAGAACAGGTTTTACCACTACCTAGACCGTGAAATAGTAATAAACTATTGTATGGCGTTTGGAATGATAAGAAATTGCGAACAAACAACTGATGAGACGATAATTCAAAAGGAAGTTTACTTAGTTCATCACCTCTACTTTCAACATCGTGAATCGTTCCATCAAACCGATTGTCGTTGAATTCTTTTTTTTGCGTAATTTTAATGATGAAATTTGGATCATCCATTGTTGGGTATAACGAACCAATTTCACTATTATCTTTTATTTCCTTTTCTTCTAAAAATTCCTTTGATAAAAGCAAGTTGTTTTCTTTCTGCTTTTTATGTTTAATATCTGCCGATTTAAGTTTTTCAAATTCAGTTTCAAGAAATTCTCTTGTTGGAGTTTTGAATTCCTTTTTTAATAATAATTTTTTTGGTTTTGTTTTTTTTTCTTTGACTGTTGACATATATATTATAAAAATAATGAATATTCTTTTAAAATATTATTTACTTTATGTAATATCTCAATCTTTTCTAAATTATAAGGTCTAATACAATTCAAACACTCTTCGTATGTTTTCCAAGATAGTTTACTTACTTCTGTTCGTTGATACTGATCTTCAGAAATATTTGAACTGTCAGCCAAACCCAAGAAATACTTATGTTTGTATGATTTAAAATTCGAACCAGTAAAGATTTCTTCATATGGAACAATGTTTGAAATAATGTTAATAGTGTTTTTATTATATCCTGTTTCTTCTTCGAACTCACGTAGTGCACATGTCAAATCTTTTTCTTGATAGTTTCGTCTACCTTTTGGAAACCCCCATTCGGGAGTTTCCCAAGTTGTATCGCTTTCTTCAATCAAACTTTGTAGCGTACACAATTTATTTTTAATCATAACACCTTCTTTTAGTGAATTATACTTTTCTCTAGATGTACGTTCTTCGCCTCGATATTGAATTCCCAAAAGATTTCCCCATAGATCTTTCCACAAAATATCAAAGTCAACTTCTAGTATACGTTTTTTCTCTTCAATTGTCATTTCATTAATGATGTTCATCAAATATTCTTTATTAAACAATGGATACTTTCCACGCATAAAATCAACATATCCTAAACTATCCTTTCTACAAATCATTAAATATTTATGTTGGTTTTCAATCTTTTTAAATGCAATGATGCCAATACTCGTAATTGGAGATTTGCAATGCTGGTATAAATGTCCTTGTTTTCCACAATTATTGCAAAAATTATATGTTTTCATGTTTGCCGTTTAGTTATAATAGTAATGTGTTTGTTTCTATATCATTTAAATCTAAGTACAATCTATAAGTAATGAAACTAAATCCTGAGGTATGGGGTCCCAAGTATTGGTTTGTTTTGCATACGATTGCTTTAACTTATCCATTACGTCCAACTAGTATCGTTAAAAAAAAATATTATGAATTTATTAAAAATTTGCATCTATTTCTTCCAGACGAAGAAATAGGCGCACAATTTAGTAATTTTTTAGACAAATATCCTGTTACACCATATTTAGATTCGCGCGAGTCATTTATGAAATGGGTTCATTTTATACACAACAGAATCAATGTATCTCTTGGAAAGAAAACGATGAATTATGATGATTCACTTAAAGAATACTTTAAACAGTACAGAAAAAACGAAGACATTGAAGCTGAATACCGTCGTAAGAGAGAAAAATATGTTTATGCTATTGTTTTTTCGGGATTTGTATCGTTAAGTATATTCCTTTATTTTAAAAAATAATCAATAATTGTTTTATGTGTTGTGATATATTCTTTACTTATTGTATATGAAGATTGAACTATTTATATTTGCAATAGCTGCTTTTTTTATTGCAGACACTTATTATGAAGGAAAATACAGCCGTATATTACGTTCTGGAAAGAAATACTACCAAATGGGAACTATAGCTTTTTTGGCTTTATCGTTCTATTTATTTATAAAAAAAAATCCCAATGAAGGGAAAAATGTCCTTTCACACGCAAATAATTTGATTCGATATATGCCAATTGAACACGGAACTGCTGATATGTTGTCTCCAATATTTGATTTTACACAAGGACACGACTCTTTATTTTCTAAAAGAATGGGTTATATGCCGCCGCAAGAAAAACGAATGATGAATTCGGGTTTAACATCATCGCGAAGGAGCGTTAGTGAAACGAAAAAGAAATATGTTGCTTCACAACAGAGTTGGAAGTGTAAGAAATGTCAAAAGCAATTAGAAGCAACATTTGAGGTTGATCACGTGATAGAACTACAAGATGGAGGTAGTAATCACGTAAGTAATTTAGAAGCATTATGTAGAGATTGTCACGGTAGAAAAACAATGCTTTCGCAATTATAAAAATAATAAATTCTAATTGCTATATAAGAGATGAGTGATATTATACAATTAGTGAATGAATTAAAAAACTTTTTTATAAAAAAACTTGGAGAGTTTATAGAAGTTGTTGTTAAGAACACAAATTATGTAAAAGTATACGCCCAAAATAATTTTATGGAGTTTTTATTTGGACTTTTAACTGTTACTTGGATTATTGG